CCAATGATACGTTTTTACGTCTTCTTTTAAAGGATTAACTTGAGTAATACCTAAAATATAAAGAAGAATAAAACCAAGACCTGAGCCACGAGAGGGACCAACTAAACTACCAACTTCCCAACAAGCATTTACGAGGTCTCTGGTTTGTAATAAATAAGCAGACCAATGAGCTTTATTTGCTTCTGAGCTTGCTTTTACCGATTCAAGACACGTTTGAATTGCATCGTAAGTTTCTTTATTAGCTAATTCATCACTATCTTTTTCGATACGATTTACAATTTCTCGAACAAGATGTCGGTCTCCGTTAAAATCAGATTTAACAAACCAATCTAACATTGGAATATATTTAACATATTTTTCGACTAATACTGGATTAGGCTCTGTTAAATCATCTGGCTCATAAGGAATTTCAAGATTTGCAAACAAAGTATATTCTTGAACCATATTATAAATTAACATGGTATTATCAATACCCTGTTGTACTACTTTTGCTCCAAGATATTCATCCATATAAGAATGAATTTCCTCTTCTGACATTACATAAGTTGAAGCGTAAAAATCTCCCACTTCACGCTCTTTTCCACTATCATCATTTGATTTGAGAAAAGCTTCGTGAATAGGTCTATCTTCTTTTTTAAGATAATGAGCATCAGTAGTGATAACATAAGGAATATCAAGTTCTTTTGACAATTCAATATAAGCTTGATTAACAATTTTTTGTTCTTCTTGAATAGACGGTTGTAATTCAAGAAAAAAATTCCCATGTCCAAAACACTGGTCCATTCGAGACAGCCATTTTCTTACCTTATGATAATCTGGTTGCGAAGGATTTTCCTTATATGCTTGAAGAATCAACTTGGGCGCAAATCCACCTAAACAACCTGTCGAAGCCACTAAATGCCCTCTATTAGCTTCAACAACTTCAAATAAATCGTCATAATAAGTAGGAGTACGAATATTAACCCAAGTAAATGAATTATCAATCCATGCTCTTGTACTCAATTCACGAATTTGTTTATGTCCAACTTCATCTTTCGCAATAAGAATAAAATGATAGAAAACATAATCCTTGTCTTCTTCAATTACTTTACGACTACAAAGATAAATCTCATTACCAAGAATTAATTTGTAATCTTTCCATTTTTCGGGGTCTTTCTCATGAAACTCTGCCATTTGCGTAAGCGCATTAACATGAGCTGCGACAGAATCATGGTCTGTAATAGCTACCCCTTTGTGTCCTACCTAAAGCGTGTATTCGAGAAGTCCTTTAATAGTATTAGTGCTATCAAGGAATCCGCGAATGTTTGACCCATTATCAGTATGATTATGTAAACCTACAAACATTCGATTATTCTTCTCCTTTCTCATAAATTTGTCTATATTATATCACGTCTAAGTATATCTGTCAAGGGAAACTTCCTATAAGAAAGTTTCCCTATATAGTTCAAAAGTTCATAACTTTAAAATCTTTTTAGAAATAGAAATCGTCCCGATACTCATCAGCATCAATTTTCTTTTCTTCCTTTTGTGCAATAGGCGTTGCGTTTTTTGCAACAACCTTTTTATTTTTAGATGTAGATTCTTCAATCTCAGACCAATCTCCACCAGCCATTTTTTGCTTATCAGCTTCATTAGCCTCAAGGTCTTCTTCAACATCATAATAAAGAATCTTTACAACAGGATAATTTTTATCCTCATATTTTTCATACTGGAACTCACCAATAACATTCATCAAAAGATTCTTTTTACTAACCCCAAATCCGACTCTATCTTTCATAGTCATGGTATCAAATTCGCCAGCAGCACAATACTTCTTAACAAAAGAAATATTATTAGCCTTAAAACGAATAAAAGTCTTAGCTCCATTTGGACCAGACCGAGTAATCTGACTTGCATTTACCCTGATACCAGTAATGGCGAAAGTAGGAGATGGAACAGTATTACCCCAGATAGCATAATTTTCTGCGACCTCTGAGATATATTCTTTCTTCAAATCAGCCAAGTCTACTTGCCAATCAACCTGATGAATTGTAACAAGAGAATCAATAGGAAGTAACTCATCACACTTAGCTTGAATTTCAGAAAGCTTACTTTTTTCTATACGAATACCAGCGGCGTTCGAATGCGTGTTATTCCATTATTTCTAATGGCACAGACTATCTCTTACTTAATTAGTTAATTAAGCACACCCATTTCGAATTGCGTATCAATAGCAATTCTACTTCCTTTTCAGGAATAGTCGTTACAGGATTAATCATTTTTTATTAAAAAATACAATACGAAATTATATCTTCGTAATAACGAAAGCGAAAGCCATTTACTTTCTTTTGAGAAGAATTTCCGCGACACACTTCTGCAACTCTGTTGCCATTTTTTGCATTAGCATCTACACTCTATTCTGCTTCTTTACAATTTTTAAAAATTTTTCCAGTCTCTAAACAAATTACTTCTCTCTCCAAAGGATTATGTTCTGTTAAAAAAGACCCGTTTTCTAAATTATATTGACGAATTTTTTCTTTTGTTTTTTCAGACAAAGGAGAATTATGTCCTCCTTTCTGAATATTATAACCTTTTCCAGTTACGACTTCTGATTCATATTCTTCAATATAATAAAATTCATAAAAATTGGCTTCTTCTAAAGTCAAGTTTTCTTTTAATATTTCAGTTTCAAAATTATCCCAACCATATTTTAAAATAGCAAAAGCAAAAGCAGGTTGTGCATATTCTCCATTTTTCTTTTTAGATAAATATCCAGACCCCTAATTTCCTATTCTCTTTTTTAAATTAGAAGTCTATCCAATATAACTTTTTCCATTTATTTTATTTATATGACGATAAATTAAATACATTATTCTCCCTTCCTTATTAATGATTTTCCCACGGGATTACCATCGACTTTACGTTAAGGCTTCCCCGTTAGCACTTTATTAAGTACCCCGTTGATGAGACGGAAAAGGTGTGTACAGGCCACATTTGACCATGAACAATAACTCCTGCTTTTTCAAGTAAAGTTTTTAAATCAGAAACATTGCCTTGAGAATAATTTCTCATCGAACCACCAAATTCATCATCTGAAAAATTGCGCATTAAAACTGTTGGACGATGATATTTTGTGGCAATTTTTGCAGCAACCAAACCACTTACAGTTTTCTTATCAATTACATTACTACAATCAACAAATAAAATACTTCTTTTATTTGCTTCTGTCTTTTTAATGATTTCCTCAACTTTTTCCATGAATGAACGTACTGCTGTATCTTGTCTACTCTTTACATTACAACAAGTCCTTGCCATATCCCATTGAAGAGTATGCTCTTTTGGTTCTGGTACAGGGTCATTCTTGCTCTTACGTCGAGGTTTATAAATTATTGTTTCTTGCTCTCCGCGAATAGCACGACACATATTAACAATTTCTTCTTCTGTGCCATATCTAAATACGCCATTAATTTTAGGAGCAATAGTCCAGCCCATAGAACTAATAGTTCTACCATAAGGCATTTCGTCAGCCAAACGGTCACAAAGCTCTTTAATGAAATCATTATGCCAATAGAACTCTTTTAGTCCCTCAAGCATATACCATCTTGCTTCAAGCTTCATGCTGTCCATTCCGTCTGCTATCTCAGCAAGTGAAACAAGCTCCATAATATTGTCGAGAATTTCTGTATTAACATTATATTTTTCACAATAGGCTTCTGCAAATTTCATTACAACTCCTGTACCACAAATCGCAGTACAAGGATACTGACCATCTGTACTATTTACAGGCAAACAATAATTTACATAACAATCCGTATGAAAACGAGTCTTATATTCAGACGGGTTCTCTTTATAAATAGAAATTGCCTTTTCTCTATCCATCCATTCGCCAGTCCAAGTATCTTGAGTCTCAGATGAAACTAAATGGTGGTCGAGAACTAAAATAGGAGCAGAAAAATTCCTTGTGATTTCAATAGCATCTTTAGCTTCCATTGATGCATCTGGAATTATAATCAATCCAAATTCATCTTTTGTAAAATTTGCTAACTTACTCATAGTAAGTCCGTGGTCTTTCTGGAAAGCGTAAGTATAGTCTAACTTAACATCAGGTTTAATATATTTAAGAATCTGAGTTAAGGCAGAACTTGCCATTGCACCATCACAATCTCCATCCACATAAATTAGAATTTTACAATCTTCTTTTAATTTATCATGGACTAATTCTACAGCTTTATCCATATTCTTCATCAAGAATGGGTCATTCAACTCACTTCTGACAGGATGAACAAAACTCTTTATGTCTGTAATACCATAGCTTTCAAGAAGAGTATCTAAGAAATCTACTTCTTCCTTAAACTAAGTATTAAATCTTGTCTTCCATTGTAACTTTTTCATTTATTATTTATCCTCGTCTACATAATTATCACCCTTGATTCCACTTCAACTTATTCATATCAAACTTTTCTGCACTTGCGAATAACTTTTGAAATGTTTCTTTACCTTCATCAAAAGGAGAATCTTTGATTTTAAGTTTACCCTCTTTATCTTTGATAATATAAACTGCAAAACCCATTCCAGCTAATTTTGAAGCAATGGAAATAATTTTGTTTTTATACATCTCAAAGTCTCTTTTAGTTGCAGGATTGCTATTGTACTCCTTAACTGCTTTAGAGTCAAACTCGTCAAAGTCTTTATCAAATCCAAGGTAAACCTGTCTTACGCCAAGGTCTCCTAAAAGATTAGCTTGCTTATTAGAAACAGAGAAGCCACAAGTAGCTACAGCAATACTATTCTTACCGAAATAAGTATCTGAAAGCAAAACACTTTTTTCTCCCTCAACAATAATAGCTTTGCCACGTTCTTCTATTGCGGCTTTATTTTCATAAAGGCCATATAGATTCAGACCTAAAGAATGCCCATAATCTTTACCCTCAATAAATTCAGGCATATATTTATTATTTTTATCTTCTGGTTTGAGACTTCTGCGACGAATACCAATTAACTGTCCATCTTCATTTCGATGTGGAATAATAATATGCTTTTGATATTCATACCATTTAATTCCATACTTTTTCATGGATTTTTCTGAAATGCCCTCTTTGAGCCATCCATCATAAATCTTATTTTCAAAATAGTTTAAAATTGTTTCGTCTTGAATAATTTTGTTATTGATATTTTCGTTTTGATTTTTAATTTTTTCGCGCCAATCTCCCCAACCAGAAATACTCATACTATCTTCAAGGGTTCTCATATCGTCTCTATCATCTTTACGATAAGTACCAAAACCCTTTTCTTGAGTTGATTTTAACCCAACTTTATCGGCGATATAAAGAATAACACCCTTATAAAAGTCTTTATCTCTTACATTTCTAATTCTTTTAATCCCCTCAAAAAAGCTCATTGCTCCACATGAAGTATAGCAGAAAAAGTTTTTTGACTGAGTGAAATAACAGAGTTTAGGTTTAGAACCTCCATGACAAATAGTTTTAAACCACAAAAGCTGCTGTCCAGTTGAACCATCTCTGCTTGTATGATTTAAAGGAGCGCCGTTTTCATCCATTATTTCAATCACAATCTCAGGTGTAACACGTTTTAATAATTCGTCTTTATCTATCATAATGTTAACCAAAGGAGAGGATTTTACTCCTCTTCCTCAATTTCACTAAATTTATCTACCGGCCAACCATCATTATCAAAATCTTCTCTGGTTACTTTAGTAGAATACATATTTTCTTCATTTTCTTTTTCAAGGTCAAGCCTTGTTTGGAGTTTTTTACTCACAACAGAAGTTACCTCACCAGACACCATAGCTTCTTTTATAGCTTTTTCGGCTGGGTCATCTCCACCAGTTTCATCAGAATAAATAGCTTCATATTTAGTAGGCTTTGTTAATTTTGTGGTATCTCCATTAGAAGTCTCTTTTGCAGAAATGCCTGTTGCTACAACAGGGACATCTTCTTTATGTCTACTATAATTGACAATGCCATCTTCATTTACTGAAACAAATGTTTCAGGCAAAAATGCCTTATCAATAAGTTTATTATCATAATCTGTACAAAATAGGTCAGATACACGCATAGTAGAATAATCTACATACAGCCAAACTTTGACATTTACATATTTGCCACCACGATTCTTATAAATCGCATAATAAACATTTGGTTTTTGTCCGCCAAAACGATTCTTTAGAATTGGGTCAATCTTCTTAAGTTCTGCAACAGTAGGACGCATCATAAGTCCTGCAATATCTGCCTTATCTGCAAGAGCTTTAGAACCACGAATAATAGTCTGGTCTCGATTATTTTCATTTTTCCAATCACCTGAAACCTGAGTCCAAGTATCAAGACTTATATCATATTTGCGAGTAAGTTCTTTTAATTTTGTACCAACATTGGCAAGAACTTGGTCTTCACGGAGTTGCATCTTGGCTTTAGCTTCTCCTTGAAATTCTGCAATAAGGTCTGTTGTAATATGAATATAATCAAAATAAACGTGTCTTACATTCTTTTGAAGAACATATTTTTCTATAGTTTGTTCAAGAGTAGAAATATCGTAATCAGGGACATATTCAAGATAAATTTGACTTCTATCCAAAACATCAATAGCATAAAGAACTCGTTCATATTCACCATCCGCATAAGTGTAATCCATAATGTGGTCCTGTGGAACATCTGCAATATAAGCCAACATAATAGGCTCAACTTCATCTATAAGTTCCATCTCAGTTCCAATATAAAGGACTGCATTTTGAGTCCCGTGAGGATTTGGAACAAATTTCTTTAGCTTATTATCATAATATTCTACTGCAAAAGTATGACAAATGTTTGAAATTGACTGACGGGTTTTACCTGTTCCCGTGCCAGCAGACATCATATTAAAATGTCTTGGTTTCATACCGCCAGTAATAGTTGTATAAAAATTACTGGAATAACTTAAGCCATAACTACCCCCATTTTTACGGTCTTCAACAAACTTTTGAAGCTCGGCTCCACCAGCTTTAACACTATCACGACCAGCTTTAGTTGTATAATCAAGTGTGGTGCTCATAAGTTTCTGGCGGATTTTAAGAAGAATATCATCTGTTGTCATTTTAACAAATTCTTTCTTCTTGTTTTCTCCCTCATCATCGTCAAACTCATTTGGGTCATAAATATCAGTTACATCAATACCCTGATTCATAAGAGAACGAAGCAAAGAAAATTTTCTAAGCTCGTTATAGTTAGCTTCAAAGTTCATAGGATGACATTTTGTAACTGCCTGACCCACAAAGTTATCCCGCTGACTTCTTTGATAAATTCGATAAAATGTAGGATAGTTTTTGGAGAGACATTCGTTGATAATGTTAATATCAATGAACTCTACTCTTTTTGCCCAGAGATATTTAACCGCAGTTAAAACAGCTTGAGCTACAAGATTCGTAAAATCCGTTTTCTCAAGCCTATGCCCCGCAAGTAAATCTGGCTTCTAAATAATACAGCCAATAACTTCAAGGGCAGCAATACGAGAATTATAATCGTCTTGGTCGAAATTTATTTTACTTGCCACGAATCTGTCTCCCCTTTATAAAGTAATAAATCCTCTTCATTGAGGTCTTCTGGTAAAATCTCATCTGTAAAATAAGACTCTTCCTCTTCTTTTGCTCTTTCAGCTTCCCAAAGTTCTTTGCGTTGCTTCAAAAATTCTTTATCATAATCAGCGTCCCAAATAAAAGCATCAAAATCCAACTCATCAATATCGCCATCATAATCTTCTGGAATCACTCGATGTTCACGAAGAGCTCTTTTCTCTTCATCTGCAATACGAGCTTTTTCAAGGTCAGAACGATTGATAACAACTTGATGAACTGGGAAATCTAAACTTTCATCTATCTTTTCTTGTGTAGAACTCTGGTCTAATTCTTCACAACTTGCCCAAAAGAATTTAGCTTGAAGATAGTAAGAAGTTACCAGTTTAATTAAATCCATTTCTGTTTGCATTCTCCGAGGTTTATTTTTCTCGTACTCATTAATATATTTAAGAGTCCAAAGAACCTTAGAGGCATCCATATGATAGCCTTTTTTAAGAATACTTACAGGAACAGACATTTTTTTGGGGTCTAAGACACCATCGTAGCCCATTGTAAAAAAGATATAATTAAAGAGATTTTTATAATCTTCCGCTCTTTGACGGCGAATTGTTCCGCAACTTGGACAATAGTTCTTTTGCGAAACAACTATCTTTAGCTCAGATGGATACTAAAGACCGCATTGAGCACAAGTAAAAACTCTATTTGGCTTTCTACCGATAATAACACCCCATTTCTGTAAAATTATACTTAGAAAAACAAAGGAGAAAGGATTCAGCTTGTTTACTTTCTCCAATCTCCTTTGTGTTAGTTAATTATTAGACCTTACGAGCAATGTCGAGGTCATTTTCTGCACCCCAATCACGGAGGTCAGAAAGAATAAGCATAAGAATATCTGCCTGAGACTCATTGCAGTCCTTAACTGCCTTACCCTTACCAAGATACTCTACAACAATCTTGGAATACTCGGACATCTTCTCCATCTTATTCATGGCAATAGCATACGCCTTAATCTCAGCTACAAGGTCATCGAAATTGACCTGCTTCTTCTCAGGAGCAGCTTCGACAGGAGTATCAACTACTGTACCGCCATTCTTTGCTTCCTCTTCAATAGCGTCCGCAATAGCATTGACAAGGCTATCATAACCCATAGGAATACGGTCAGGAGTGTAACGGAAACGACTCTTTGCCGTAATGGTAGGAGTGCTACGAAGATAAAGCCAACGTTCACCATTCTTATCAATATTAATGTAAGCAGTAATATCAACAAGACGGTTAACAATATCAGCAACCTTTTTAGGAACAGCAGGACCAAGAACACGAACTTCTGCATTCGCATTATCAGGGTCAGCTTCAAGATGAACATCTGCGTGAGCAATAATAACAAGACCATAACCAAGCTGAGTGATGGTAATAATCATCTTCTCAAACTCCTTACGAGCTTCGGAATAACCGCCACCATAAGGGATGTCATTAATCTTCTCTACATCGTTCTTATCACAAATGTACTCGATACAACGGTCCCAAGCAAGGCCGACCGTGTCTAAAGAAATTGTGTCAAATTTCTCTTTCATCTCAGGCTTCTTCAACTGCTTAACATAAGCCTTGAAATCAGCCCAAGTAGGAACATCAACTGCGTAAATGTTAGACTGTGCGTTCCAACCATGCTCAAAGCCTAAAAGCAAATTCTTAGGGAAAGAAACCGCAAGAGAGGTTTTACCGCTACCTGCGTCACCATAAAGGCAAACATACTTTCCCTTAAGGTCTCTACTGATTGTGGTGGGAGCAAGGTTCATTAAATCAATAGCCATATTCTTTTACTCCTCTCTTATGACTTAGAAGGGCAGGTCTTCATCATCGTCAATAGGTGTAAAAGAACCAGTCTTAGCCTTAGCAGTACCAAAGCCACCAGATTTTGCAGTTGTAGTAGAACCGTTACCCTTGTTACCAAGATAACCATTCGCTTCAACTTCCTTAATGTGAGCAGTACGCTCGGCCATCATTGCGCGAACAATCTTGGGACTAAGAGCATCTTTGGAATCCTCATCATAGGGGTCAGAACCACCAACAAGAATCATCTCAAGATAGGAATTACCACTGGTAGAACCGAGGTCTACCTGCTTACCGAAACCACCAGACTTCTTCTTAGGAGCTTCCTCAGTCTGAGAGGGAATCCAGTCAATATTAATGGAAACCGTAGCACCCTCATCATAACCAATGGACTGAATATCGTCATAGGTCTCAGCGGGAACGATAATATTCTTAAGGTCAAGAGTATTACCATAGAAGTCACGAGTAATAAAGTGCATCTTATAACGACCAGTCTCGTGAGCATCGTCATCCTTGCCACGAACTTCGGGCTTAATATCTTTAATATAACCCTCAAGCTGTAGAGAAGCATTGAAAGACTTAAACTCATTAAAGAACTGGACAGAAACCTCAGTACCCTCAACAAGAACACCCTCACGATTAACATAAACGTTATCGGAAAGGCTACCCTGAAGACGAACCATAGTAGGATTCTCAGCGTTCTTCGTCATAGGAGTTGCGGTCTTAAGCCACTCAACTACATCCTTATAAACCTTGCTATCTTGACCGTCAATCTTCTTCTCCTTAATAAAGGCGCGGAAACTACGAGTGTAAACGCCAGTATCGCCACACTGTACAGCACCACGGAGGGAGATGTAATTAATACCATCTTTACCTGTGCCAGTACGAGGCTCCTCAAGTTCAGCAAGAGCACCCTCAAGGATTACAACGTTCTAAAGTTTACGAATCTGGTCAGAATTATTATTCATGTTAAAAAATATCTCCTTAAATGTCTAAAATTTGTTCGTCAAATAAAATTGTCTTTTTATTTGCCTTTTAAGCCTGTTTATTGACTTATTTTTTTGTACAAATCCACCAAAAATGGCTTCACTTGGCTAAGCATTTTTGTGCTTAGAGTCAATGAATCTCTACCTCAGAAGAAATCAACCCGCATCTTCATCATTATCATTCATGTCAACAAAATCGTTGCACTTCTGCATCTCAAGCTCAATGCCAAGGTCGGTTCGTGCTTCGTCTGTAAAAGGCTTGAGCTTATTATAGCCAACACACTTAGGCTGGAACTTGCAAGCATCGCAAATAAGATTCGTTACCATATATTTGTCTACCCCTTTCGTCTATATTTGCTGGGAAAATGTGAGCGGTGAAAAAAGGTGTGCCATACCAAAAATCTCAATTCATCTCTCACTGTGATTGAAGTATAACACACCTTTCACCGTTTGT